TATGAATGAATACACAGTCTTTATTGGTTTGTCTAACTGCCTCTAATAAATGTAAAGTACCATTAGCATTGGTTTCAAAGTCATCAAATGGAATTAATGCTGCTTTATCGTGTGATGGTTGAGCAGCAGTATGAATTACTACATCAAATTTTATCTGTTTAAATAAACTAAATATATCTACTTTATCTCTAATATCTATATTGAAGTTTTTAAAATTAGAATGTTTTGATTCTAATTGAGATAATCTAGACGTTGTGCTTCCTTTAGGGCCGAAGAATATTGCTCTTTGATTATTTTCAATTCCATACACATCATGTCCTTGACTACAGTAGTAATCTACTGCTTCAGATCCAATTAGTCCACCTGCTCCTGTAACTAGTATTTTCATAATGTATTATAAAAATTATTTTGACGTTCCTGTCTATCAATTGTTTTAGGATGAATTAAATCATATCCTTCAGGTAAATTTGCTATTGTCTTCCAACCTGTAAGACGCTCGTGTACTTTATTAGCCCACTTTATTTCCTTTTTATTAGCGCAGATACGGGTTTGATAATCTGGGTAGTTAACCCAACCATTATCATCTACAAACCAACGCCATTTATCAATGTGGTTGCGGGTTAGTCCTTCAACTGTGTTAATTCTAGGTACGGCGATTAAGTCTACTAGGCCTTTATTCATATCTAATACGCTATGGATATTTTCAGCTAATCCATCACTTAGATATTCATCTGCATCAATAAAGAATACCCAATCACGTGTACAGTGGTTTTTAACATTATTTTTAAATGATGCGAAATCACCATTTAGTGAATAATATATCCTATGGTATTCAAATTTTTGACCAACATTGTATTTACCAGCTACTTTTTTAACTTCATCTGTAGCTGTATTATCTAGTTGAACCATTATTTCATCTTCTGGTCTAATAATGGTTACTAGTTGGTCTAATAGACGTTCTAACTCAACATGTTCATTCCATGCTGTAATTGCAAAACTGATTGTAGACATATTACTTTTGATTAAAATAACCTACATAATCAAGCGCTTCCATAAAGTCACGCTCTTCAAATTCTTTTTTAGTTGTCATATCTGGTTTGCCTTCTTTAGATTGTACTGCTGACCATTTCCAATCTTCAACAGATATACCTTCAGCAAACACCATTGATTTATCATCAAATGTTAAAGCAATTGGATACCAATGATATCCTTTTTCGTCTTTAAATTTTAATGCCTTATATAGTTCAGGTAATGTTTCTTCTGCTTGTGGAGCGTGCTCGTCAGTCATAGTAGAGTTAGATGTGAATCCACATCCAAAGCAACTCCACATAGTGAATTTTTCGTTTGATGCCTCATGGCAAGCATTTGAGCCACATCTAGGGCATATGATTAATTGTTCAGTCATTACTATCTAATTTATCGTAAGTAGTAGTTGTTGTATATCCTGGAAATAGGTTATCATTTATTTTATTAAGTTGTTCTTTAACTTCATCCCATTGAGCAGGAGTAATGTTATATGAATTAGCTGCTGTAGCAAATCCTTTTAACCAGATAACGAATTCTTTACTTGTCATCTTCTACTTTTTTAAGCTTAGGTAATTCGATTTTCTTTAATTGAGGAAGTTTTAGTACTACTTGTTTAGGTATTTTTTCATCAAATATAGTATTTAATCTTTCAGCCATTTTTTCTAAACTAAACTCAGTACGTGAACGATATGCCTGACGTTTTGCACCATCAAGATAATCTTTATAGTTTTTATAAACATCTTTTAAAGTTTCAGATGCTTTTTTATAATCAACTGTAAACCATCCACTTTCAGCTAATAACATATTTGCTACTACTGCTGATGGGTGAATTTGTTTTACTTCACCTGATAATAATACTGACATTTCTTTATCTAAGAAATCAATATGTCCACTCCAATTAGGGGCAATTACTGGTTTTTGTGAAATAGATGCTTCAAGTAATGGGCGGCCATATCCTTCACCTTTAGTAAATGATACATGTGCTTTTACTTTAGGATGATTATATAGTTCATTTATTTCTTCATCACTTAGTTCACCATGCAATAAGTAAATATTTGGTAAAGTATTGTCATCATCTATAGTAGCACGAATTTTATTTATTTTATTTATTACTTCATCTCTATCCATAATTGAGTAAACACCACCCGATGTTTTAAGAATAAGACCTGGTTTTTTACCTTTGCCTTTAAATGTTTCAAGGAATGTTTTAATTAACATACCTACATCTTTTCTATCTTGTCCCATTTCACCTTGTAACCAATGTCCTACAAATAAGAAATTAAAATCCTCATCAATATCATCTAATACATCTTTTACTTCAGTATTAAATGTTTCTATTTTTTTATAAACATCTGTATTTACTCCTTCAAATAATACTTCGATTGGTTTTTCTAGTTTTATAGTTTCAATCAGTTGGTTTGTTGTTTTATCACGTTTTTCAAAAGCAGCTTTTTCAATTACTTTTTTAGCATGTTCAGATGATGTTAATGTTAAATTCATTCTATTACATCCTTCAATCCAAGATGGATCACATACTGTAGTTTCAATACCTGCTGTAATACCAATATTAAATTTACCTACTGGTTGGAATTCATTTGGTACTGTAATTTGAATCCAACAGTCTGGTTGACGAGGTAACTGAGGGGATGTTAGTATACAGTCTTTAATTTGTTTATGCTCAGAATTATCATCTTCCAAAAACCCAAATGGTGTATTTCCCCATCTTTGGGATAATATTTTAATATCGTATTTACTTGTTTTTAAAAGTGACTTTACAATATCTCTTGAACGAGCACCATAACCAGAATATGTGTCTATAGGGCAACTTATAACTACTAATGGTTTCATATTATTTTGCGATAACGTGTTTAACGAAATGTTTAGGTTGTTTTGGAGTTTCTATTTGGATAAGCTCAAATCTATGACGAGGTTGCCATTTAGTAAAAGTTTCATCAATTCCTTCAATTACATTTTTACACATATTTGAAGCAGACATCATTGATTCGTCTGATGTAACCCATTTATGAGCTTCATTTCCTATATGTTCTCTATATGATTTTCCTGATTTATAACAGGCCATAATTTGCTCAGCTATATCATGTGGTTCAGCTCTATCATCAAAGATATAAGGTGTAGGTACTGACCCAACTAAACTATGGTTTGAAGGAAATACTGGGAATGCCCAGCTACCATGTTTTTTATATTTACCTCTATGATTAGATCCAAATTCAGGAATAAATTTAATCCAATCACCATTTTCATCTTCAAAGCGCATTTGGTCTTGCATACCACCTGTTACTGTAGCAATAATTGGTTTACCACACATCATTGCCTCAGTTAAACTTAATCCCCATCCTTCATTTGAACTTACTAATGCTGTTACATCTGTAGCATTATATAGCAGATTCATTATATTAGATGGATATTTATTTTGATCAAATATAATATTATACTCTTCATTTCCAAATAGCATGTCCTTTACTGCTTGAAGATCAGTTCCATTATCATCTACTATTTGAGTATGTAAAACGAAAGCACATTTATGTTTTTGATCTTCAGATAATTCATCCATGAATATTTTCCAAGCTAACATTAAATCAGGAACTGATTTGCGACGAATATTTCTAGCATTATATAACATAGTAAATTCATATTCTTTACCTTTATATAATTGTTTTTTAAATTCTTGTAATGCTAAATATTCAGGATGTTCAGTTGTAATAGGAAAGAACATTTTTTCATTAATACCATGAGGAACATATTTAATTATCTTTTCAGCTGCTATCTCAGGTCCTAATACACATCTATTAATATTTTCAGTTTGTTTACTAATTGCAAGTAATGTATCACATGATTCATAAAATGCCTTATTATACATTGGATAAGGTAAATCATCCCAGATATTAAGATAAATAATAGGGATATTTTTTCTAATTTCATGTTCCATTTGAAATAACCATACCCAGTATCTTGGGTCAGTAAACATCATTAATGCATCTGGTTTTTCAAGCTGAATCATTTGTTTTAGAAACATTGGATCACCATATCCATTAATAGGGTAAAGATAAACACTAGCATCAGTGATACCAGCATGTTTGTTAGTATCATCATTTAAATCAAAGCGTTTACCTTGATCTGGATGTTGGATGGCTCCACCAATGTTAACCCAATTGAAATGATGTGCTGTACCTACTACAATTTCTCTAGCCATTGTTGAGATACCAGAGGTCATTCTAATATCGTCACATAACAGTAAGATTTTCTTACGTTGTTCTTTAGGAATATAACCTTCTTTCATAAACTGTTTTACTCTGTTTCTTGTGGTAATGTTGTGTCTAATTGGTTGTGAAGTTGTTTGCGGAACTCTTCGCTGGTTAAGTAAAGATATATAGCTCGTTCTGATAACTTTTGCATACTGAACTTGTACTTAACACAGGCAATTTTAAACTGCTCGAATAAATCCTCAGGAATTTTCACGGATGTTAATTGCATTTTTGCCATATACTATATTTTGATATAAATATATACGCTTATGAGGAAACCGCAGTTTTATCGCAGAGATCTGGTCTGTCTCTATATGGACACCACTTGCAGCTACTTTCACCAATATTTTTAAGGTATGACTTTATAATTGGCTTTCCACTTTCATCAAAGCAATCTTTGATAAAGGCGTTAAAGTTTTCCATTAGTTGTTTTCGTTTATTTTTTCCACTAGCGGGTCTAAAGGATTGAACCCTGGGAATTGGGTATTCAGCTTCCCAAATTTTTCGTTTAACAATGAAGTACTCGACTTCAATTTGCTCAACGTCGAATCCGAATTGCTTTGCAAAGTACTCTTTATAAAGGAGGATTTGAGCGATTTTACTATCGTCCTTCTTTTCTCGCTCGCCCCACCCACGTGTGGACGTTTTAATGTCATATATATAGACTTTATTTAATTCAGTATCATATAAAACGAAGTCAATATAACCTTTCAAATATACGTTTTTATTCAATCCAGTAAGTATAGGCAACTCAATACCTAATAACTTTACCTTACGTATAGTGAATAGTTTATTTCGTCTTGCTTTAATCCAGCTTAGAATTGCTACTCCATCATCGAAGAACTCTCTCATTTCAGCTGGATTGCTGAAGTGTTCTTTAGTTTTCTCGTATTCACCTTTATATATCTCTCTAAAACGTTCAGTGAATATTGCCTCTAGATCCATTTTATCGGCTGCTGCTCCACTTTCATTATACATTGTTTCAATGTATTGTTGAAGTGTTTCATGCATTGATGTTCCAAACACAGTATGAATACTGGCTTGGTATGGTTGTTTCATCTCAACATATGATAAATACCACTGATGTGGACATGTAGAGTATATTGAGTATTGAGAATAGGATACGGAACGCTGGAATGAGTAATTTATCTCAGGTAGAGTATAATCTTTAATCCTCAGCTCTATCTCCGTCAGCTTGCTTTTCGCCATATATTTCTCTTATTTTGGCTCCTAATTCAGCATCATTGGAGTAATGAGCTATTAAATCTTGAACTGTATGGAGTGTTAATATTTCTTTTTTTAGATATTGAGCTAGATCTAATGCTTCTTCATATCCATGTTGAAGCATATTTTGATGATTATTCTCGTGTAATGTGGTATTGTATTTGTTCAATCCACGCTGCGATCGAGATACTAGATCATCAATCACAGCACCTGTAATCTTATCCTTTATTGTCATTTTCTTTTCTTTTTTTATAATATACTGTACCTGCTGTGCCTATAAAAGCACCTAATGCTGCTGCAGGCACCATTGACTTATCTTCAACGTATGATGTAGTGATGAAGGCACTAGCAATAATGATAATTGCAGACCATACACCAGCAGCCCATACTCTACGTTTATCAATTTCAATAAAATACATTGCCCAACATACATCAGCTACAATCATAGCTAACATTACTAATATAAATTTAATCGTATACTCCATTTATTTGTTGTTTTATAGACTTTAATTCATCTGAGGGGAGCATATCGATGTATTCTTTAGCTTGTTTTTCAGATATTTCAAAGTATTGTTTAACAGCATCTATATCATCTTTCTTATAATCTGATTTTTTAGATGCTTTAATATATTTTAGAAACTTATACTGCTGTGGGATTAAGTCCTTATATAGATT